TGGGGCGTTTGGACAGGCTCTTGTCCCTGCCAGCCATTCTCTGCTGCGGGGAAACGGGGGAGCCACGCCGACGAACGGCACCTCTGGCCGGAGTGGTTCTGTCTCATCCGCGAGTGCCGACCTCAGTGCGTCTTTGGCGAACAAGTTAGCGGCGCGGCTGGACTCGGCTGGCTCGACGCTGTGGCGCTCGATCTGGAGTCGGAAGGCTACGCCGTTGGGGCGTGCGTACTGGGCGCACACAGCGTCGGCGCACCGCACCTCCGGCAACGGCTGTGGTTCGTGGCCGATGCCACGCGGTATGCACGGCTGCGGGCCGAGCGACGGAGTGACGCGGGGGATAACCCCAGAAGGGGCCGCACAACTAGCGAGTTGGCCGATGCCGGACGGGGGAGCGTGCAACAGCGGGACGGATTCGACGTGGGAGCGGCGCCGAGCGGAGCTCAAGGAGAAGCACGACAACGGCAACGGATTCGGTCTGACGCTGGGGATGGCGAGTCAGTTGGCGGCGTGGCCGACCCCTTGCCAGCAGGACGGCCCGAAGGGCGGGCCGGGACAGGGGACGGATCGGTTGCCTGCGGCCTGGATGACACCGCAGGCGAGCGACGACCGCAACACGAGCGGCGGGCGAGGTCGGGAGAAGAATCCGACACTCCGAGTACAAGCGAGTTGGGTGACACCAGCGGGGCGAGACCACAAGGGCAACGGGAGCAGGCGGGAGCGGGCGAAGGGCACACCACTGGACGAACAAGCGACCCTGGCGAGTTGGGCCACGCCCCGAGCGAACGATGCGGAAAAGCGGGGGATACCATTAGACAACCCGCGCAACGGGCTGGTGACACAGGCGCAGCAAACTTCTGGTCTGACTGTCTCTGGCTCCCCTGCCGCGACGGAAAAGCCCGGCCAGTTGAATCCGGCACATTCCCGCTGGCTCATGGGGTTCCCGCCCGCGTGGGACGCCTGCGTGCCTACGGTAACGCGATCAACCCGTGGACCGCGGCGGCGTTTGTGAGCGCCTACATGGAGACCCCGTGATTCCCCGTCGCAAAGCCCTAGTGAAATCCCGGAAGCGGATCGCCCGCCGGACGCGGCCCCGGAGCAAGGGCGGCCGGCGGTTCACGCACGCGACGCGCGATCCGGAGAAACTGACCTGGGTGCGCAAGGGTTGGTGTGCCTTGGCCGATGGACGGTTCCTGACCAAGCACGGTTGCTGGATGAACGGCTCGAATCCAGAATCGCACCACGAACCGCCGCTGAGTCGTGGGGGGAGCGATGAGCGCATAGTGCCGCTCTGCTTTTGGCATCACGACGAGCGTCATCGTCTCGGGAAGCGGGACTTCGAACGGCTCTACCGAGTGGACCTCGAGGCGCTGGCGGTGGACACCGAGGCCCGGTGGCGGGCCGCCCAGGCGGGGGCCGGTCGGTGATGCCCACTAAGGTTGTGCCCCGTGAGGCCGAGGTGAAGCGCCGGGTATATGCGCTGCTCCGTAGGCTGGGTTGTCACATCGCGGACCTCAGCCAGCGACGCCCCTCGCATGTCGCACCCGGGCTCCCTGATGCTTATATCTGGCCCCCCTACGGGAAGCCGGCGTTCTGGTACGAAGCGAAGTCTCCTGATGGCAAGCAGAGCTCCGAGCAGCGGGCCTTCCAGCAACGGTGCGAATGGGCCGGCGTAGGCTACGTCCTCGGGGGCTACACGGAGATTGAGGAGCACCTACGCCGGATCGGAGTGCTATGATGCCTGACGCTCCGTCCCTGCCGGACCTCGTGGAACGGCTACGGCTCATCGCCCGCCTCTATGGGCCAGTGGGCTACCTAGCTTTTTCCCCCGAGGACGTGGCACGAGGGCTGGAGGCGGCGATTCAGGCGGTCATGTGGTGCACAGCTTCGCATGGACACCTGCCGGATAGAGAGCGGGCTATCGAGGCCTTCCTGGCCGCGGCGGGAGCGAACCCGAAGGAGGGGGAATGAAGCGGCGCTACACTATCAAGAGGCTAGCTGCCGAGGATTTCAACAAGGTACAAGTCTATTGCGTGGGTAACGCCAACGTCTGGGTAAGTCCCGACCGCATGAACTGCACCCAATGTTTCGGACCGCTCCAAGCGATGCTTGCCGTTTGCCCACACACGAGAGCATTACGTCGATACCTAAAAGCGGGCTCGTCCCTGACGCCGGAGCAGGAGGCGTAAATGAACAAGACGGAATTGGCAGTGATGGAAAAACGCCTTGGCATAGTCCGGAAGAAACTCGCCAGGGACCGTGACGCGCTGCGGCAGCTCAAAGATGAGATTGAAAACTTAGAAGACCCGACCAGCCGAGCCATCGAGGCCCTTGATGAAGCAATTACGGCCCTCTCGGAGTTGTTGTAATGCCCGCTGACCCAGCCCGACGCGAGGGTGAGGAGCCCCCGATTGTGCGCGGTGAAAAAACGCCCCGACCTAGCGCCGCTTGCTACTGACGGATCGCGAATGGACGGACCTGGAACGGGTGCGCAATCAGTGGCAGCTTGCGAATCTCGAAGAGGAGCGATGACACAAGAACGAGACTTTAGCACCAAGGGTGGTCGGGAGCGTTGGTTTGCCGATGATTTGGTGCGTTCTTGGAAGTCTAATCTTGCGCACTTGGAGGCGGAGTTGGTCACCGTTAGGCACGAGTTGAGAGAGGCAGAAGCTCAGCGTGAGCGTATCTATCACGACTATCCACCCGACCTCGGGAGGTAACTGGTGACCGCTTCCGGGGAGCGCCCCGCTACGGAGACGGTGCGGTGGCTCGCGGCGGCACGGCAACATCGTCTACAGTATGAGTCTCCCGGCCTAGACAATGCGTGTTGCGGCTGGACCGATAAAGAGGTCGCCTGTACGCTGGAAGCGGCAGCGCAATGCGACCATACGATCCTCCTTGCCGCTCGGCCAGGCTACGACTCCTCGTGGTGCTTTGCTCCACCGGCTGACTGCCCGCGATGCAAGGGAAGTGGCGTAGACCCCGCCCGGCTGGCGGCGGCCTTCAAGGAGTTGGAGAAATGAGCGACATCGAAGGAGCGACTTGCGACGAGTGCGGGAGTGTGATCGGTCCCGCCGGTTGTTGTGCTGACGCTCGTAATCGTGCCGACAGGATTACGGCCTTAGAGGCCGCGCTGGCCCAGGAGCGGGCGGCTTGAGGCCCTGACCGTTGCCCGCGACGCGCCGAGCGATGTGGCACGCGATTTGGCGACCGCGCTTGCGGGATTGATGGATGCGGTTGGGGACATGCCCGCCGATCCAGCCGAGTGTTGGCCGGGGGAGTGGAACGCAGCGACGGTCGCGTTAGATGACTATAGGGCGTCCCGGCAGGCCGAGCCCAAGGAGGGAGCATGAGCAGCACAGGGAGACAGGAGCGGCCGGTATTCACCAGTGAGATCCAATGCCCGTGGTGTGGGGCGAAGCAAGGAGCCTGCCGCGCCCTCCGAAGCGGGGACGCGCATCGTGTGCCTCTGCGGTTCAACGCGCTTCAAGGACGCCTTCGACGACGCCAACTATCGGGAGACGATGGCTGGTAGAATTGTGCTCTCGGTTGGTTTCTTCATGCACGCCACGGGCAACCGGCACGGTGAGGGTGTCGGGGCGACGCCAGAGCAGAAGATCGCGCTTGACGCGCTGCATCTACGGAAGATTGAATTGGCTGACGAAGTCCTCGTGCTCAATGTGGGTGACTACATCGGCGACAGTACGGGGCGCGAGATCGCCTACGCGCACTCCCTCGGGAAACCCGTGCGCTACCTGGAACCTGTGGAGGCCGAGCGTGGCGCGCCCCCACCAGACACGGCATGAAGGAAACGGACGTGGCCGCGAAGGTCATCGCCTACCTCAAGGATCTGCGATATGAGGTGCACCAAGAGGTCGGCGCGGACATCGTGGCTTTGCTGGATGGTCGGGCCTGGATCATCGAGTGTAAACTGAGCCTGGGGTTGTCCGTCCTGGCTCAGGCGTATCGGTGGGTGCGGGACCGCTCGGCGGCCTACGTTAGCATCGCCACGCCCGTCTTTCGGCACAGCGATCGCAAAGCTGTGGCGGAGTGGTACTTGCGGTATCATGGCATCGGGTGGTTGACCGTGGTTGAAGGCGACCCCCTCACGAGTGGCTGGTCGGGCGAATATCCGGTGCGAGAACTGCTCCCGGCACGAGTGCAGCGGATGCGCAAGCAACCGCACTGGCGGGACGGTACCCCCTACTTTCCTCATGACATCCGCCGATGTCTCTCCGAGCACAGCAAAGACTACGAGATAGCCGGGACGCCAGCGCCGCGGGCTTGGACCCCATTCAAAGAGACCTGTGAGCGTGTGCGTGCTGCGCTGAAAGAGGGTCCCCCGCTCACCGTGCGGGAGATTGTGGATCGCGTCGAGCACCACTACGCGAGCCCCAGCGGTGCCCGCTCGCGACTCAGCCACTATCTCAGTCATGGTGTGATCGAAGGTGTCGAACCATTCGGAGACGGACGGCCCCAACGATGGCAATTGGGGCCGCCCCCACCGGAGGCGCCGTGACCGCGGTCTACTGCCCCTACTGCAAGAAACACCTCCCCGGCCTGGAGTTGGGGCCGCAGACGCATGTCGAGTTGCGTGCCGAGAGTGAGGGTCGGCCCATGGAAGCCGGTGAGCATCGGGTCAAGTGCCGGCAGTGCGGTCAGCCATGGCTGGTGCGGGTGCTGGCTCTTGGTGCTGGTACTGTAGCTGTGGAAAGGAAGGGCCCTTGCTCAACGTCTAGCGAAACCGTAAGTTAGCCAACGAGTCAGCGCCCCATCGCGGGCCATCCTCTGTGCGGCTCTCGCAGCCCGGGAACTCAGAACCCTGAGCCCTGGGCTTTCTCTTTGTCCCAACGCCCCAAGCACTACGATCCTGCTACCAAAGCCGCTGTCATGGCGGCGCTCCTCGCCGGCCAGGGGATTCAGGAAGTGGCTAAACAGTACAAGATCCCAGAAGGGACGATCAAAGCCTGGAAGTCGCGGCAGAAGGATGCCTCCCAGGTTGCGGCGGTTGCGGCAGGAAAAAAGGAAGAGATCGGCGAGCTGCTGTTGGAATACCTCCGAACGAATCTCAGGACCCTGAAAGCGCAGACCGTCGTATTCTCCGATCCTCTCTGGTTGGCGAAACAAGATGCTGGCGAGGTGGCCGTGCTTCATGGCGTCATGACCGACAAAGCCATCAGGTTGCTTGAGGCGTTGAGCCGTGCTGACGTTACGCAAAGCTAAGGGCCTTCAAGTATGGACCGGGCCGGTGGATACCGGCCGCTTCCAGTTCGGTGCTGGAGCACTCGCTGCCGTTCCCGCTGACTTCGGGGAATGGCTGACGGTGGCCCGCCCGGAATTTCGATGGGATGCGAATCACTTCCGCATGATGCAGGCAGCATTGAACCGAGTAACCCGCAGGGAAGTGACCCGCGTGTTCTTTCAGGTCGCCATCCGGCATGGCAAGACCGAGCACAACACCGTGAGTTATGGGGCCTATCGGCTCGAGCGCGATCCCCGGTGCCGCATCTTGGCCTGTTCCTACAATCAGCAGCAAGCCGATCTCATCAGTCGCCGCATTCGCCGACTTGCGCGTGAGCGCAGGGTGCAGATGAGCGGTGACCGGGACACCGCCCGGGAGTGGGAAACAATGGCTGGTGGTGGAGCGCGGGCAGTTGGTGCTGGGGCTGGTGTTGCTTCGGTCAATGCCGACCTCATCCTCATTGATGATCCAGTCGGTTCTCGGGAAGAAGCCGAAAGCCAGGCGCACCGCGATCGCATCTGGGACTGGATCACCAATGATATCCTGGCCCGGTGCGAACCACAGACGGCGGTGCTCTTTACGATGTCGCGCTGGCATCAAGATGATCCGGCCGGGCGCCTCTTGGACCGGCAACGCGGACGCTGGCATGTCATCGACCTCCCGGGACGAGCTGAACCGAATGATCCACTGAACCGCCCCGTAGGGACTCCGCTGTGGCCCGAACGGCTCGGAGAAGATTGGCTCAACGAGAAACGTGAGGAACTGGGCGAGTATGGGTTTGCGTCCCTAGTCCAAGGTCGTCCCCGGCCTCGCGAAGGCGGTATGTTCAAGTGGGCATGGTGGCAACTGCTCGAAGCGATTCCCCAGACGGGTCGGATGGTTCGCTATTGGGATCTGGCCGGCACTGAGCCCAAGGGTCGGGGGCACGACCCAGACTACACGGCGGGGGCGTTGCTGTGTCGCATGCCAGACCAACGGACGGCGGTGGTCGATGTCGCGCGCTTCCGGAAATCGATCGCTGCCCGGGATGCAGAACTTGAGCGGATCGCCCTAGCGGACCGAACGATCTATCCTGGTCGGGTACGGTGGTGGATCGAAGCTGAGGCGGGCATTGCCGGGGAAGAACGGACGGCCGCACTCGTGCGGCGATTACAAGCCATTGGCATGGCGGTGCACACCGAACATGCCACCGGCAAGAAAACCATCCGGGCTGAACCCCTGGCCTCAGCAACAGAAGCGGGGAATGTGCTGCTCTGCCCCGGTCCCTGGCGTGAGGCCTTTCGCAACGAACTCGCCGACTTCCCACACGGGCTTCACGATGACCAAACCGATGCTGCGAGTGGGGCCTTTACGAAGTTGTCTATCCCCACAGCTGTGCATGTAGGAGACTTCTCGATATGACCACGCCTACGCAACCTATTCCCGAGAAGGATCGCCCGGACTACGAGAGCGCGCCGGTCAAAGCCATGCTGCCCGACCTGATGCTGGTGCGGGATGTGGCGGCCGGCCAGCGGCGGATCACTGAACGTACTACTGTCTATCTTCCCCGGCATCCTAAGGAAGAGCAGGCGAATTACCGCATTCGCCTCGGGCGGCCAACCTTCTTCAACGCCTTCATGCGGACGCTCGACGGGTTGGTCGGCATGGTCTTCCGCACCAGTCCCGAATTGGGCGATGATGTACCGAAGGCGATTGAGGAGCACTGGGAGAACATCGATAAGGAGGGAAACCACGGCGAGGTCTTCTTGAAGACCGTGTTGGCAGATGCCCTAGAAGCCGGCCATTGCGCAATCTTCGTGGATTACCCCGCTATCCCGGATCCCGAGAAGGTGACGCGAGCGGAGGAGCGGGCACAAGACCTCCGGCCCTATTGGGTCCATGTGCGGAAAGATGAGGTGGTCAACTTCCGCAGCTCCCGCGGCCAGGGCGGGGGACGGGTGCTCGACCAGATTACCCTGCGGTTCCGCACCCACGAGCAGGATGGGACATTCGGAGATAAGCCCGTAGTCCGGTATCGGGTGTATCAGCGGATTGACGGAACGGTACGATGGGAAATCTGGCAGGAGGGTGAGGACAAGACGCCACGACCTACAGGGGAACAGGGCGTCATCCTCAAGCAGGATCGCATCCCTATCGTGTTCATCTACGGCCGCCAAACGGGCTTCGGGGAATCCACACCGCCACTCCTGGACCTAGCGAACCTGAACATCCTGCACTACCAGACCAACGCCGACTACTTCCACGCGATGCACATCGCCTGTGTCCCGGTCCCCGTCGCGATCGGGATGCAAGAAGGCGCGCTGGTGGTGGGCCCCAACGCCTCTCTTTCGCTTCCCCAAGGCGGCGATTTCAAGTATGTCGAGACCTCGGGCGCGGCCCTCGCTGCCGCACGACAGGCCCTCGAAGACCTGGAAGGTCAGATGGCCGTGATGGGCCTGTCCCTGTTGCAGGGCGAGAAACGGGCTGCGGAGACGGCGGAAGCCAAGCGGCTGGACAAGAGCGAGAAGGACAGCGCGCTCAGCACCGCCGTGCGAGCCTTGCAAGACGGGGTCGAACAGGCGCTCATGTTCCATGCGAAGTACCTGGGCGAGCCAGAGGGCGGTTCGATCATGGTCAATCGGGATTTCATGGCGGAGGCGATGACGCCGGATCAAGTCCGGGCCTTGAGTGAGGCGGTGGCCAAGGGCCAGCTCTCCTTGGAAACGATGTGGACGAAACTCCAAGAGGGCGAATGGTTGCCGGATGACTTTGATCCGAAGGTGGAAATGGACCGCTTGCAGCGATCGGGCGCGATCTTGGGAGCGGAGCCAGAAGCGAACGTCCAGGACGCATGACGCGTATCATCGCGGAGATCGGGATCAACCACAACGGCGATCTCGAGCTCGCCCTCCGACTGATCGACCTCGCCCACGAGTGCGGGTGCGATTGCGTGAAGTTCCAGAAGCGCACCGTGGAGATTGTCTATTCCCCCGAAGCCTTAGCGAGTCCGCGGTGTAGCCCCTGGGGAACGACCAACGGGGACCAGAAGCGGCACTTGGAGTTCGGTCGGCGGGAGTACGATGCCATCAACGAGCACTGCCACACGCTGGGGATCGCCTGGTTTGCCTCGGCCTGGGACCTCCCCAGCCTGGAGTTTCTGAAGCCCTACGCCCTGCCGTACAACAAGGTGGCCTCGGCCATGCTGACGCACGATCTATTGGTGGAATCAGTAGCGGCCGAAGGCAAAGAGACATTCATCTCGACGGGTATGAGCACGCTGAGCCAGGTGCAACATGTCGTAGATGCGTTTCGCTCGTTTCGCTGTCCCTTCGTCCTAATGCACACCGTGAGTACCTACCCCACGCCGGACGATCAACTCAACCTGCGGTGCCTGGAGACGCTACGGAAGCTCCACCCGCGCGTGGGCTACTCAGGCCATGAAGTCAGCCCCCTGCCCTCCATCATCGCTGCGGCGTTGGGGGCCGAGGTCATTGAGCGGCACATCACATTGGATCGCTCCATGTATGGGAGTGACCAAGCGGCATCGCTGGAGCGCCGGGGGCTGGAAGTGCTGGTGGACGGCATCCGGCGACTGCCGGGCTATCTCGGGGACGGGGTCAAACGGCTGATGCCGGGCGAGGCGGAAGTGTCTAAGAAACTGCGCTATTGGGAGGGAGCGTGAAGTGTCTACTTTGCGGCTCCGACTACTTGTTGACCGTCACCACCGAGCTCCGGAACGGGCCGGGCGAAGTCCTCCGGTGTGGGGCCTGTGACCTGGAGATGCTGAACGGCAAGCTGGTGGACTATGCCCAGGCGTACCGAGACAGCCATGGGCCGGCCCTCGGACAGCGGAGCACCCCGGCCGAGCTCTTCGAGGCCTATCGTCCCCACCAAGAGCACCGGGTCGCGCTGCTCAAGCCGCTGTTCACGGAAACGACCCGCGTGCTGGAGATCGGGTGTTCCGCCGGCCAATTCCTCGATGCCATCAAACCCCATGTCAAGGAAGCCGTGGGTGTCGAGCCTGATCCGGAGGCTGCCGCGTATGCCCGTGAGCGCTCGGGCTGCTCGGTCTACGGCAGCCTGAAGGAACTCCCCAAGGGCACGTTTGGCTTGCTCTGCTACTTCCAGGTGGTGGAGCACCTGACCAATCCCCTGGAGGAAATCCGCGCCGCGCTGCCGTACCTCGCGCCGGAAGGCGTGCTCTGCATCGAGCTCCCGAGTCTCCGCGATCCCCTGCTCACGGTGTACCAAAACGCGGCGTATCGGAAGTTCTACTACCACGAGGCGCACCGCTGGTACTTCTCACCCAAGAGTCTGCGGGCGCTCTGTGAACAGCTCGGGTTCGCGGGCGACATCTACGGGGTGCAGGACTACACCTTCCTGAACCATCTCCACTGGGTGTTCACCGGGCGGCCGCAGGCGTCCTGCGAGGAGGGATTGGTGGCGAAGTGGCCGGCGCACCCGCCGCAGTTACCGGAAGTGCTGGACGATTTCGCGGTGGCCGTGGACCAGCGCTACAAGACCTTCCTCGCGCAGATCGGGTGTACCGAAAACATCACGTTTGTCGGGAAGCGGCCATGATCCTCGGCCTGATCCCCGCTCGTGGCGGGAGCCGCAGGATGCCCCGCAAGAATCTTGCGCCCCTGGCCGGCAAACCGCTGCTCCAATGGACCTTCGAGGCAGCGAAGGGTAGTAGACGCCTCGACCGAATTGTGGTCTCGACGGAGGATCCG